GATATGGTTACCGGTCCAACGGACACTGGAAAACCACCTCCTTCTATTCCTCCTGTTGTAGCTGTATCAGTATTTACAACAAAATAAAACCAATCAGTAGTAAAATCTGTATCTCTAGCTCCACTAACCCATTTACCTGTTCGAATAGTATAACCAGCTGCTAAAGCAATTTTAGCGCCTGTAATTCCATCAAAAGTTTGAGGATCAGCATAACCTGCTGCACCACTGGACACGGTCGGTGAACCTCGAAATCGGTAAGTACTAGAATCCGTTAAACCATGACTAGGTGCATAAACATTTATATAAGAAGAACCTGATGCATAAGTAGTAAAAGGATTATTTGGTAAAAGTTGTGTAACAGCAGGTTCAGTACGACCTGGTCTAACTCTTTGTAATCCTTGAGGATCTTCAATAACGGGTCTTGGACTTACTTGAGGTGCTTTAGGTTCATATTCTGAAGTATGTACCCACGCTCCAGTCCATTCTCTAATCATTTCATTATAAGGAAACTGTTGTCCACTTCTATCTGAAATTGCTATTGCGTATTTACCTGATGCAAATCTAGCCATTATACACTCGGAAAGTAAGCTTTAGGGGTTATATAACTACTGGAAGGTGAACCATCTTCTGATAATGCCCTAGCAAATTCATCTTCATAGTAGATTTTCATTTGTTGTGATAACTGAGGATTATATTTTTGACTAAGATAAAAAGCTAAGCCTGCAGACATACACGGAACAAAACGATAAGGAATATCTGTTGCATCGGTATAAGTTGCATCTGCGTCTTGAATTCTTTTTACAAAATAAATATGCATAGCTTTTGAAGAAGCAGCTGCTGTTGAATCAGGAGTTGGATAAATATTAACTGTTGTTCTATCAATTAATCTTTGAACCCAAAATTGACTAGGAGTTCCTTTAGATAATTTATTAGCGAGAGCTGAATAAGTAGATCGATCTACTTTTGACATAGATGAATCAGATTGAGTAGTTTCAGTAAAATTTTGTCTATAGGTACATTCTAAAATATCGGCTAGGCCATAAGTAGAAGTTCCACTAGTTCCACCTGAAGTAACAGCACTGGTTCCGTCTTCTGTGGCCCTGTAAAAAATATACTCTCCCTGACCTTCAACAAGATCTATATTGGTATCACCTACTTCCCAAAAATGAATTCCTCTATTTCCCCATTCTTGAAAAAGAATATTTAAAGATCGTCTTGCTGTTTTTAACTGATAACCTGCCGTTCCTTGCAGACCAATTCTTTCATAAGCTTCTGCAATAATATCATCAACAGCAAAAGTCCTGTCAAAAGTAACTGTTCCAGAAGTAGTATTTCCCATTGGCTACCTCCTTAATCGAATGTAACTACTAAATAATCACAATTCGCTAGAACTGCATGCATAGCAGTTTTACATCTAATCCCATTTTGAGGTAGGTAAAAAGTAAAACTTTCATTCGCCGCTGTACCAAATTTAGCTTCCCATACAAGAGTACTGGCAGTTGTTGCGTCCGTAGCGTCATAAATTTTTACAGTAGCATCCGCTGCGCTCGATTGCGCCTGTACTGCCTTAAGTCTTGCAGATCCAATGTCAGTAGCTGAGGTTCCTACATACTTTTGTAGAGTATCCGTTGAACTGATCGCAATCGTCTGTTTTACGTCTGTTGTATTCATAGATCCCATATTTTTATCTCCTTAAAAAGATGCTCCCGAAGGAGCATCTTTAATTATTTATTAAGACTCTTTAGCCCAAACACCTTGAACGTCAGTTACTTGCCATGCAGTAACATCACCATTCATAGCTTGGATCTTAACATAGTCTCCAACTTTAGATGTGCCTTGTGTATTGATCAAATCTTTGTCGTCTGTAGATGATCCTTTGTAAGTAATACCATCACTTGCGTTTGGACTAATTGTTAAATTATTAGTTCCATCCTCAGCAGTATTAACAAATGTAAACACATTACCTACCGCAATAGCTGGTAAAGTAAAAACTACATCTTTAGTTTTTGAAGTAAGAGTTTTTCCTGAATCAGTAGAAATAACGACAGTATAATTGGATGATTTTTCTTCGATATTGTATCCAGTTACACCAGCTTCGTTTTTCTTACCTTGTAAAACAGGTCCTCTAAACAATGTTGTTGCCATAATTATCCTCCTAGTTTTCCGAATACTGTCTCTAGGCCGTCGACTATACGCGTCAGTATTCTAATTAATTGTATAGTATTTGAAATATAGCACTTTTTAAAAAAAAGCGCAAGTGATCCTGTAGTAAAAAGTTGATTTTTGATAGCGCTTAAGTGGCTATCGAAACTTCGGGCTTGGCGTCTTTAATATGTTCAAGACGAGTTGCTTCTTCAAACTCTTTTGCAACAATGTCTTTAACAATTTTCTGAATTTTTTTGTCGATATATCCCATATTTATATTATATCTGCCCTCCTTCAGGTGCTCTTGATGCCACTCGAGTTCCAAGGACCTTTTCATAGTGTATAGGTCTTGAGTCATTTATAACCTCCTCATAGGTTATCCATTTCCTCCTGGATGAATCACTAAATCCATCTTTTTCCCATTTTACATCATTTTGTCCCAGTTTGTCAAGTATTGCTTTCTCAATAGCTTCTCTATTATCCTCTGCTGATATTTGAAAATCAGCAGCATAATCATAAGCTCTAATTTGAATTCTAAATTTTTTCATATTCTCACCCTTTATTATAACATTAAAAAGGGGCGGAATTGTGGTGCCGCCCCTTTTTTTACTTATATTTTTATATTACGCACCTGGTGATGCATAGATACCTCTAGGGTCAGAACAGCCGAAACTGTATCTTTCTCTAGCTTTATATCTAACATTGCCAGTGTCGAAATCGCCTTCCATTGCAGTCTTCAATGGTGCTCTGTCAAAATATTTCATTCCGTTAGGAACATCAGTAATAATGTACCATGAATCAGAATCAGTGACGAAGTGGTTAACTCTATAACCTTGAGGAACCATTCCCATTGATCTGAAAGCATTAATATCATTATCAGCTGTGCCCACTCTTCCAGGAGACTTGGTCAATCTCTCAGCAGTAAATTGAAGAGCAGAAGGAACGATCATTTTCATTCCTCTAGCTGCTATTCTTAATCCACGTTCATCAGAAAGAGCTGCAATGTCAATCATTGCTTGCTCTAACGATGTTTCGTTTAGATCTGCTGCTGTAGAAAGCGTATTGCTAAATGTACCTGCAATAGTTGGGTGAGAAGCGTTTATTAAAGAAACGCCATCACCTGTTTTGAAGGTAGCTACTGCGGGTAGTCCATTGTTTAATGGAGCTGCCCCTTTCACTTGTTTAGCATTAGCCATTGATCTTGCCAAAGCTTTTGTATAACGAGAAGAAATTCTGTCATAGAGGTTATCCTCCATAGCTTCTTCTGTTATTGCAAATGCTAAAGCAACTGTCTCATGAGTATAACGTGCAGTGAAGGTTTCTTGAGCTTCGTCGTATGAAACTCCTTGACCTTCTGCTTTGACGTCGGCATTAGCGAATCCAGATAACATTACTTCCTCTTCGAAAGCTCTGTCAGAAGATTCCTTCGCATAAATTTCTTCATGCTCTGTGTCGTAACGTTTGTATTCCAGCCCAAATAGTGCATTTAGGCCTGGTTCTAGTTCTTTAACTAGCTGTGCTCGTGATATTGCCATGTCTATATGCTCCTATTATGATGCAGCAGTCGAACTGTTGACGATTTGGTTAAGGTTCTGAACAACGACAAAAGTTGCATTAGCTGCAGTTATGTCTTTGTTTTCAGGATCCTCAGCCGAACGCACGACACGCCATTGATTATTTGTGACGTGTACAGTTCCTACAGTCAGTTCTGAGCTAGACTGTCCACTTGAAGTGGACCCTGCAGCTGTTACCGTTAAACCCATAGTTGTAAAGATTTGGGCTTGAGTAAGTGCTGCATCCGCTGAAACGTTATAAAGTTGAAACGGATTGTCTATCACAAAAGCTGTTGTATTTTCGCTGTTTGCTGGAGTAACGTCTGAATAGTAATTCTGCCAAGTCGGCTTCAAAGTTGTAGCCGCATTGTAGAATACACCATTCAACACACCGGTTGTAGTGTTAGTTATAGCTGCCTGCGCGGTAGTTATGTATCCTAAGACCACCCTTACAGATGACCCTTGGAACATAGACGTACCGTACGCTGCTTCTATATAGTATTTAGATTGTCCGCCAGTAGCTGGGGTTGAACCCAAGCAACCAACAGGAATTAATCCAAACCCAGCACTATTACGATTTGCCATAGTATTACTCCTATATGTTTACAGTTTTACCTGTAAACGGTTAATTTAAATTCGTTGGTTGGAGAATTGTTAAAAAATTAACTTTTCTTTGTACCACCGAAGGTTACACGTGTCTGTCGATCAATATTGATCGGCATACTTGGATGCTGTTCCTTTAGAAGATCGTGGTCTATAGCTTCGTCTCGAGCTTCCGTTTGCTTACGGTAGTATTCGTCACGTTGCTTTGCGAGCTCTTCAGGTATCCTAGCCAGCAATAGGCCACCAACCCCAATGATCCCAGAGTACTTGCCATCTTTGACAACTGGATAATCTTGGCCGTCATATTCGTCAGCTCGTACTAATACCCATCCAGACCTTAATTTGCCTGTAATGTTTTTAGTATCATCAAAGCCAACACTTTCAGCCCTTATCCATTTATGCCTAAAACCTTTAGGCGGCTTGGGTGCATCTAGAGATGATGGTTGAATCCACACTTTGGGTCTTTCAGATTTAGACCTGGTTTGATTCGCACGTGAGGTTTGTTTAGTTTGTTTTGTCATATGCTTACGCCTCCCTCGTGATTTTTAATTGTTTCGCATACTCTTCAAGTGGCACTCCTAATTTTTTAGCAATTGCTACCTGTGAAGAAGTGAGTCGCACAGTTTTGCGCCCAGGTTTTACGATTCTTTTAACAGAACCAACAGTCTGAACTGGTTCGGACGTTTCTACACTACCACCTTTACCAAATTTGTGGGGAAAGTCAAGTTTAATTCTTCGGTTTATTTCCTCATAATAGTTGTTCGACTTAGGATCAAAACCTTCCTTTTCCACTAAATCCTTATGGATTTCAAAAGCAGTAAAAGTCATGGCTCTATCTCTTCCAAACCATGTATTTTTTGCTGCCCATCCTTCCGCTTTTGGATCAGGATCTGGTAATTCAGATGGTGTTTGTCTTGGTAAATAACCACCATCAGAAAGTTGCGCTGGTCTTTCTTTTTCTTCTTGTTCAACTTGAGTTCTATATTCTTTAGCTTGTTCAAGTTTCGCATTTTCAAACGCAAGAGAAGCAATTCTTTTATTTGCTTCAACTTGAGCTTCCGCGTTCCCTGATTCAATGGCACCAGCTAATTCTTTTTGTGCTGATTCCATTCCAGTTTTAACACTGGTTTCAAGTTTCTTAACATTGTCGGAATCTGCTTTTTGAAAGCGAGATGCCATAGTTTTTCGTTGAGATTCTACAGCTTGGGCATAATCAAGGGCAGCCGCTTCTCTACGTTCAGCCTCACGCATCTTACGCGTCAATTTGGCAATACGTCCTTGAACTCCTCTGCTATAGTCTTCTAACTTTTGATCTTCCGAAATTTTTTCGGGTTCGCTATCCTGAACATCAGACTCGACATCAGGTTTCTCAGATGTGTCATCGGGCTTAGGACTGTCTTTAATAGTTTCTTCATTAATTGGCTCCTTTGTTTCTTGGTCTATGTTTACTGTGTCCTCTGGTAAATCGACATCGGCTCCTGGGCCGGTTGTGTCAATGTCCACCATTGGTCCTTTTACTTTCTCTTCTTTTACTTTCTCTTCTTTTACTTCAGATTTAGTATCTGGCATAGTTCCTCCTATGGTTAAAATTCATGCAAGAGATCCTTCGGATCCTTGATGGTTGCTAAAATTTCGTCGTCATTTAGCAGACGTACTTCCCCATCTTCAATTTTTATTCGGGATCCTGCATAACGTGCAAAGATTACCCAATCTCCGACCTTGCACCATGGTCCTTCAGGAAATCTTTCTTTATCATAAGCTTGGCCTCCCATAGCCAATACATTTCCGCATGTTGATGCAATTTGAGATCTTTCGACAACATCATCAGAATAAATAATTCCTCCTTTACTTTTTTCTGCCGCTTTAAAAGGCAAAACTAAAATTCTCCAACCAGCTGGTACTGGTAGTTTATCATGTTCAGTTTTATATTTTTCTTGTAATGCTAATCTATGTTTTGGATTTTCGGTTGATGTCGATGATTGTTCCTTTTTCGTCATTATGCTCCTTATTTTCAAGCAGGTTAGAGATGTCCTGTCTCACTACTTCTAGTGCGTTAATTTGTCCGATAATATACTTGTAATTTTCCATATTGTCAACATTACCGGATGTGACACTTATGGCTAATTGTTGAATACGAAATTCTGTATTTCTCTTTACTTTATAGAGTATTTGTAGGGGGTCTAAAGCCATTATTTTTTAGATTTTTGTTTACCTTTTTTTAAAAGGGGTGCTCTTTTCTCTTTAGCCCTATCATCATCTCTATTTTCTCGTCTTTGGTCTCTTCCTGTCCATCTTCTTCTTTTAGGCATTATGATCCCTTCCTTTTTGCAGCCATTTTCCGTTTACTACCTTTTTTAAGACCAATTCGTCCACCGTCACGGTAGTTTGCTATTTTACTTCTGCCTCTAATTTCTATTCCAGGCATAAAAAATTCCTAAGCTTTTTTCTTGACGCTTTTACCGTGCTTAAAACCAAGTGGTCTGACAGGTGCACCAACACCAGCACCAGCACCAGCACCACCTAATGGTCTAGCTAATGGTCTACTTAATCCACCACCGAATTGTTTACCTGTTCGGCCACCTTTAGCTTTTTTTGGTCTATTTCCAAAATCATTTCTCATAATAACCTCATTATAGTTGATTTAACTTTATTTGTCCAATGTCTTCTTTTAAACTTTTTGCAGATTAACTGCGGAAGGACCTTTTTGGCCACTTTCAACATCAAATGTTAATTGATCTCCCTCAGTTAGCTCTAAGCTTGCTGCTTTAGCTGCTGAAGAATGTACAAAAACATCTTTTTCTTTGTCGTCTCTTTCAATGAAACCATAACCTTTTGTTCCATTAAACCATTTAACTTTTCCGTTTATACTCATATTATTTTCCTCCTTTCTTTTTTAACTTCTTTAACTTCTTTAAATGTTTCTTTGTATCCGTAAGACCTAATTTAGGTTTAATTTTAGAAGTGATAGAATAAGGTTGCTTTAGACTCATTTTTTACTTTTAGGACCACCATTACGAAACACCTGTGTTCCTTTTATACCAAAAATACTCGCAACTACCAAAATCCAGAGTGAACTAAACCATGTAGGCAAAGCCGCAAAATGCTCGAAGAAGATTTTCACCTTCTCCATCGCCGCAGGATTGTCACTGAAGACTCCCCAGGCGAGCACAATTATGGGGGCGCTTAGGATCAAAAGT